AAAAATCATATTTTCAGATGGAAGAGATAATTCTGAATAACAAGTATGAACCACTTTGGAGTAAAAAAACAAGATATTATATTGTAACAGGAGGAAGGGGGTCAGGGAAATCTTTTGGCGTTTCTCTTAATCTAACAGAACAGTCATACGAAAAGTTTTTTAAATGCTTATTTGTTCGTTACTTTATGAACACTGCATATGACTCTATTATACCAGAGGTAAAGTCTAAGATTGAGTTAATGGGAATTGAAAAAGATTTTCATGTAACTAAAAACAACATCATTAACAAAACTACCGATAATCAAATATTATTTAGAGGCGTAAAAACATCTTCAGGAGATCAAACTGCAAAGTTAAAGTCTTTAGAAGGTGTTAATGTATTTGTTGTAGATGAAGCTGAAGAGTTTTTAGATGAAGAAAAGTTTAACACAATAGACTTATCTATTAGAACGAATACAGCCTTTAACATGGTTATAATCATAATGAATCCATCAAATACAAGTCATTGGGTTTATCAAAGATGGTTTAAAAATAACCTAAAAACAATAGAAATAGAAGGGCAACAAATCCAAACAACTACTCATCCAGATGTTACTCATATACACACTACATATTTAGACAACATAAATAACTTAGATGAATCGTTTATCAATTTAGCTTTAGGTTATAAAGAAAAGTCTATTGATTATTATGCCCACAAGTTTTTAGGTAAATGGAATGATGTAAAAGAGGGTGCGTTATTTGGATCGGTAAAGAAGTTTAAAGACATAGATTATATTTTAGAAAACTCTGAAGGGTCTTTAGCTTATATAGATGTAGCGGATCAAGGAAAGGACTATTTATGCATGGTAGTAGGTCATTTAATAAAAAACATAGTTTACATAACTGAAGTTGTTTATACTCAAAATAATTCAGATATTACTATTCCACAATGTGCTGAAGTTTTAAATAGAAATAAAACAAGGTATTGCCAAGTGGAAAGTAATAACATGGGGCATTTATATACTAAATCATTAAAGAAGTTAGTTACAAACACAAAAATTATAGGTATAAATAATTCTACAAATAAAATGACTAGAATGATAATGAATGCACCTTTCGTTTTATCCTCTTTTATGTTTTTACAAAACGCAAAAGGAGAGTATTACAAATACTTGGATCACCTTACGGATTTTAAAAAGGAAGAAAAAAACGATGTTGACGATGCCCCTGACGCAACCACAGGATTGGCACTATTCTATCAGGTCCAGTTTCCTAAATTGTTTTAAATACCTATCATTTCACGATACTCATCAGTATCAATAACACCGTCACGAAGTAATATAGACAATCTTTCAGCTTCAATTTTATCCGCTTGCGCTTTATGTCTATCATCTATTTGTAGAGCCGACACATGGCTAAATGATGCCTTAATGTGTATACCCATTTTGTCAAGCCCCCACTGATTAGTAAGCTCTTTATAAATGTCATTAGACGCTGGAATTATAGTTGAATTATACGCTTGTTTTTCTCCAGATTCAGCGTTTGCGAATGTAGTTCCTTTAGCGAGAACGTTACCGAACATAAATTCGTTCAGTCCAAACGCATCAATTATACGCACAAAATCAGCATGATTCTCTTCGTATAGCATTAAATCCTTAGTTGGGTAGCTCATAGGTTGCCATTTAAAGGCTTTGTCTGTTATAATTATCTCATCTTTGTGTCTTTGCTTAATATCATCACGTTGCGCTTTTACGTCCGTTTCATCAATCGCTTGTGAGTTCAAACCATCTCCAACATCTGCAGAAAGAATACCCAAACTAAACATATTTTTTAATAGAACATTTCTCTTTTCGTAAGCCTTTTCGATGTTAGACAAAGGATATTTCAAAGCATCGACACGGCTAACTGTGTCCATTAGATTGATGCCGTCCGAATCAAACATATAAACTACTTGCTCAGGTTTTAAACTCTCAAACGTTCCTTTGTTGTCGATTGGAATGTCTATTTTCTCAATCACTCCAGAGCGTTCTATTTGCTTGTAACCTTTTTTATTTGCGTATATTTTTACGTTATTAAACGCTATCGGAACAGCTATATTCCTATTGCCAAAAGTACCAGCCGGAGAGTAAATTAAAGCGTTACCAGTAACACACTTATTTATCTCAACCATTTCAATAACTTTTGACCAGGAAAGCATTGGGTTAGGTCTGTTTAGTAAATCCTTTAGCCAGTTCAATTCACTAGGTAAATCACTCATCAGAATTTTATTACCGTCCTCATCACAGAAATAGGGTTTGCCATTACTTACCATTTTTGCACGTCTATTAACTACTGCTTGAAGCTCAGGAATGCGACCATATAAGTTCCAATAGTTTGTCGTATTGATCCAACTCGGAGCTGTATCTCCGATGGATTGTAATGTGTAATAGTTGTTATTTCGTGAAAAAGCATTAAAACGTCCGAAAAGGTTAAATGCATCATTGAGAATATTATAAGCCATTTGATAAAATATTTACATTAACAACAAAATTACAATTATTTTTCATAGTTTTGTTAAAAATACAACAATGAGTGATAAAAAAACCAAAGTTGATATTGATAAGTTAAGAAAAAAGACCTCCAAGAAATTGGGTAAAATAGTTACAAAAGATGAAGATACCGAAGTTTCAAAGTAATAAAGAGCGCATTAACTGGCTTATCAAGAATAAGACGGATTTAGTAGAAATGAAAAAGTCAGCTGTAAAGTTTGGCGACATTGCTATAACTCCAACTGTTGAAAATGTAACGTCTAAATCCTTAATGACTAATTATGAGGATAAAGAGGATGTTATAACACGTTCACTTGTAACTAACACTTACAACTGGATGGATAGTCATGGAGATGTTCATGTTGGTAACACCTTTGCTAAAACAATCAAAGAACGTGCTACTAAAATTTTTCATTTGCACGATCATAAACATATGGTAACTGCTAAAGTTGGTCGAACTAAATCGCTTAAAGAAGTTGAAGTGCTATGGTCTGACTTAGGTGTTGACAAAGAAGGAAGTACAACTGTATTGCTTGCTGAATCTGAAATAGCTAAATCGCTTAATGAAAAGGTGTTTGATTTCTATGTAAACAATGAAATAGACCAACATAGTGTAGGTATGATTTACCAAAAGTTATCACTTGCTGTTAATGATGAGGACTATAAGGAAGAGTACGCAACTTGGAATAGCTATATTGACAAATTAGGTAATAAAGAAGAAGCTGAAAAGCAAGGTTATTTTTGGGCAGTAACAGAAGCAAAACTAATAGAATATTCAGCGGTATTAATGGGTTCAAATGAGTTAACCCCAACCGTTCAAAATAATTCAGAGCCGTTTAACGACACTCCGAAATCCGAGCCGTCCAATGACACTCAAAAAAATAAATCAGTAATTTTTGTAATTTAAACTAAAGAAAAATGTTTGAAAAATTTTTAAAAGAAAAGGGTATCACTTTGGATACGTTCAAGGGATACGAAGTAGAAAAGCAGTCAGAGCTTCAAAGAGAGTATCTATCTGCTATTGAAAGCAAGGTTGAAGGAAAAGCAACTAAAGAGGACTTGCAGTCTGAACTAGCAACGTTCAAGCAAGGACTTTCTATTGATGCTATGAAGTCAGAAATCGACAAATTGCAGTCTAAAATAGAGGCTATTGAGGAAGCACCAGCAACTAAAGAAGAAGGTCATAAAACGCTTTCAGGTGCTATTTTAGGAGCGTTGAAAGACAATGAAGACGCTATTAAGCAATTAAAATCAGATGCTATTGCTGGAAAGGCTTCTCCTTTGTCAATCACAGTAAAAGCACCTGTTACAATAGGTAACGCTAACACTATCGGAAGTGCTGAGCCAATGTATCAGTTGACGCAAGACACTGGAATAGTTTCGACTATCCGTAAGCGTGAGATGAGATACCTTGCCAATGTATCAGTTGGTACAATCGGAAGTAACCGTGCGTTATGGACTGAGGAAGTAGACGAGGAAGGAAACCCAACATTCATTGGAGAGGGAGACACTAAAGCACAAGGTTCTGTTCTTTATGTAAACAAGACAGAGGAC